CGATGACGCAAAATTCCAACATACCGAACCTGACCCTGAGTTTCATACTACTTACACACAGAAAGCTCCTCTACAAGGCGCAGCTACTGAGAAACAGATCAAGATGATTGAAGTCAAAAAAGCGAAACTCCAAGCTAGTGACCCTAAACGTTATGAAGAATTACAGGCTTGGTATCAACATAATTTTGCTGGCAAAAAACTCAAAGATTTATCTAAGGCTGATGCGTCGAAGATGATAGATCAGCTAAACGACAAACCCGATGATCTAGCCGAATATAGCGAGGAACCGTTCTGATGGATGAGCCAGTACCAATACTTATAAATCATGACTATAGTCAGCTCCCTGTAGGTCAGATTCGTCTAGATCCAGAAATTGTAGAGATGTTAGTAGAAGGGCGGCGGTTCGAATTAGCCGCAGGTGGCGTGATTCTTTCAGAAGAAATTTTGACTGACGGAGAAGAACCTATGTCTACCGGACGCTATAAAGAGGTATTTAATCTAGTTGAAGTTTCTTTAGTCCCTATACAGAAAGATCGATGATGGATGAGCTAGAACAGTTAGAGGATGTATCGAAAGAGATCCGCCTGAAATTTAAGGAATATCAGATAGCCCATAAGAAATGGGCGCAATGGAACCTGTGGGCTTCTAGCCAAGACTGGTATCTGTTATGGCGCTATATGAATGCCGTTAAGGATAGTGAAATTAAATCTGCTAAAGATTGGGGTTTACAGGTCGATCTAGATCAGGAGTCCGGTAAAGCATATTTTGAGAACCGCCATTTTATTTTGTATGAGCTGGATCTTTTACGTGTGAAACAGAAGGATCTGTTGAGGTTCCTGTGGCGTGCTGTTGATTCGGAAGGGTATTACCTATATAGCCGTCAAGAGATAGCCGATAGGTTTGCTGGCCATCTACCGGCCGAGAAACGAGGTTCGCTGTTGGATAAGAAACTACGTTCGTATGATTGGTTTGAGACACGGATGGTGATGGATGGTTCACGTATGTGGACAAAAACACGAAACCACTTGCGGGTAGTAAAATAGGAAGGTAAACTATAAATATGAACCTTGAGAATAAAACAGAAGAACAACTACTAGCACTCATAAACGAAACCGCCAGAGACGCACGAACCAAATACGCAGAAGCTAAAGAACTCTACCGGCTAAGAGACGAAGTACAACTCGCTTTCCTAAACCGGACACGTCCAGAAGAAACAGAGATAGCTCTCTACGAACGCACCCAAAATAATCTGACTGTAAACCAGATTAAGCAGGTACGAGAGTACGCGAATCGTAAAGCTAAACCTGATGAATGGCTAGAACTAGTCGAGACTTTAATCGCAAGCAAGAAACGTTAGAGGTAACAGAATGAACGACAGTGAAACAGTATTGCAAAAACGATCTCGTTATGAGATCGGAGATCGAGTAAAGATAACCGGCGATACTTATAGCGAGTATGGCGTGATTTTTATGGTAGATAATCTCGAACCTGTTAGCTCTTTCCCTTACGGGGTTACGCATGATAATGGTATGCGGTGGTTTTATTCAGATGATCGTATTGAAGGCCGTTTGGAACAGGTTCGTGTTGTTGAGGGTGGGTCTGTATGAACAAAGACAAACAGCCTGACGTAGATATGTTCAAGAAGGAAATGCAGCAACTTTTTGAGTTCTGTTATGACTCTGGGCTGCGTTGTATGCCTGAGAATAGAAGCTGGAATGAGAGAGGGTATGTCGTAGAAACGGCTTTAAGTTCGGTAGGGGATCTTTTGCGGGAGTCTCCTAAGTATCATAAACATTCGATTTTTGAGATGTTGGAGGTTCCTCTATGACAGAACAACCCGAAGAAAATCACAATCTTCTATGCAAAAACATCGCGGCTTTTTTCGCAGCCGAACAGTGGGATGAATACCCTAATCATTTCCTGCGTTCAGTTGTTGGCAGGCTTGTCGATGTCGTGGAATATGGCGAGGTTATCCCAGAGAAGGGAATCCGTAAAGATAGGTTTGAAGCTATTTTACCAGAGTTGGAGGGGTCATGACAGAACAAGAAGAACAGACAGGCGATAAGGAAAAAGAAGCCCGTAGACAAATATCAGAACATCTGGAAGCCGCAAGAAACATGTATTCATATTTGGACTATATGGGCTTTGGTGATAAGCAAGATAAAGAGGAATGTACTTACGTATATTGGGCTAGATGGCGGCAGCATGATCTTGTAACTGGGGCTGTTGTGCGGGTTGAGGAGTCACAGTAGATGAGGTGGGCTACAGAATATCCAGATAAACAATTATGGCCAGTGAGACCTAACGAGTTAAAGGTCGGAAGGCTTGGGTTCAGGCTATGTGATGGATGGATATGTCCCGCACAGAACGGACATACAAGTAGATGTAGTCATAAGGCAACTAGTGGTTATCAGGATGGTATTTATTGCGGAGGTTGTCTTGGCAGAATTACAAAACGTAGGCCGCATGGTTGGGACGCGAGAGAGATAGCACAGGTAGCCGCATGAGAGTTTGGGAGTCACAGTAGATGGAACAACAACAATACGAGACGAGAACAAAAGTTGATGCAATCCAGCTAACAAATGACAATAGCGATGATGTCCTGAAACTTGTACGGGAACTCCTTCCCGGCAAATGGACTTTGAAGAATGATGGACTTACTCGGGTAGGCCCTGAAGGTAAATTTTCTCGTTATAAGGTGGGGACATGGTTTGTTGTGGAGCTTGTCGAGGTAAAAGCTGGGTTACCTATATTCAAAGCAAGAAACATTACGGATGAACAGTTCCAAGCCTTATTTGTGGAGGTTAAGTAGATGGAAGACAAACAACAGACAATACGTGAACAGCTTGAACAGATAATGGATGAGCTTGGAGATTACCGAGACGTTGAAGGCTATTTCAGGGCGAGAGATAGAGCTGTTGACGCAGTTTTGAAGTTAAGAATAGAAGGACATAATGAGTAGGACACATGTAGGTTCTTGTAGTGACTGTAGCGGATGGGAACAACTTAATCCCGACAATGTGTGTAGAGATTGTATGTTCGAATATTCACTTACAGACGAATATCTACTGCAAGCTGGATTCGATAAAGACGATATAAAGGAACTGGATAATGAGTAACGAACGACAAGAGTATCTATCTATCCTAACGGCGTTAATCATAACTGAGAAAGAAATTCCTTTAACACATATTACAGACAAGCACTATGGAAATTATCTTTATGTCGCAGATGAAATCTACCAGCAGTTTTGTGAGCGGTTTCCTGTACCACAACCAGAAGAAACACGCCATTGCGATAATTGTTGTGTCGGCTATGACGATATTGAATTACATCATAAAACGTGTTCGGGGGTGTCTGATATAAACCCAGAAGACGAACAGCGAGGTTTCTATCAGGATACGGTGACGCGGCCTAATGTTTCTTATAAAGATCACGAGGCCTGGTTGCGATTTAAGGAAGGTCTAAAGAAATGAGAGCAAAATTATTGAAAAAGTCTAAAGGTTTACAGATCGGCCAAGAATATGAAATCGCGGCTTTGGTACTGCCTAATACTTTGACAGGTAAAGGCGTTTATCTGAATGTTTTAACTTCAGAATTTGGGCATAGTCAAAGTTTTGAATATCGAAACGCTACAGCATTTAACAGTAATTGGCAGATCATACAAGGGGTTGGGGTAGGTCTAGAAGATAACTCAAAGGAGAAGAAATGAACGAACAACGTTTGGGGGTATCTAAATGAAATACAGACTACAAAAGCCTTTAGAGCTAACTCGAAGAATCTCTCATGACATTAACCGTTTTGAAGAAACTAGCGGCCATTGGCTTGATCTATCTGATACAGACTTAGAGTTATATTTTGAGCCTGTTGTGTCTTCGGATATATCTACACAAATACGAGAGATCGTCGAACCCTTACAAGAGCATCCTTCAACAGAGACTAAAAGAGAATTTGCTCTACAGTCGGGCTTGTCTAACAATGCGGCTTTCAGAGCTTTACAACAAAAACAACTTGATGTGGCTGTGGCTGCTTTAGAGAAACTACTCCAAGGAGAAAATTGTGGGTAAAAGGAAGAAATTAATTTTAGAACCGCGCATTCAGGATGTTATAGATATTCTGACATCAGAAGATTATGTGCTAACGGAATGGCAGTTCGAGTTAGGTAAGAAAGCTATCAATTTGACTGTTCAAGACCGAGAGAAATTCGAAGCGTCAAGACGATACGAGAGAAACTACTAGGAGGAGAACAATGACACTTAAATATGGTGGAGAAGAAATCTATGGGCTTGCTGAAGTGACAGTAGCCATCGAATTGGATGACGATGGGGATTATGTTATGGAATATGGCCGTGCGGATGTCGAAAATATACCCGATTTTATCTATGGGTCTAGTGCGGATGTTGGAACGTACGAAACTCTGAAGGAGATCAAGGAAGCTATTAATAAGAACAATGCCTTCATGAGACGGCGCGTGTCTTCTGTTGTTACAGAAGTAGAGAACAAATGACAGGGATCTATACGATAAATAACAAAGATCACGAGTGGCGCAAAGTAGAAGGCGTGCCGTCACATCGGAAGCTGCTCCACTCAAACGACAAAAAGCTCACAGAGAAAATCGGGAGGGAACTTATGTTGTATGGCTCGATATATGTACAGTCACCTAGAGATCCGCGGGTCGGGGAAGTTAAAAAGCTTGCGGAGAAGTTGGGCTGTCAAAATAAAGAAGAGGTTAATGATTTTGTTTCTGAGTATTGTGAGACTGATGGAGAAGGTCGCTGGGCGATCTCGGAGATTTAGATGACAGTTAGAGATATTGTAGTAGGCAAAGAGTACGTTAAAGGTTATCCGTCGTTGGGTAGAGAGCGTTGCGATGTTATAAAGGCTTTGGATTATCCTGATTGCATGGGCCGGATCACTTATAAAGATGAAAATGGATGGGAATGGTTTGCTTCTATAGAGGAGTTGACTGAGGTTGAAGAAGCCGAAAAGTTTTGGGCGGCAGAACAGAAAAAGCAACGACTGAAAGATAATATTCGTATAACTTCTGGGCAACTGGAGGGAGATTTAGAAAAGAATCTACGAACTTTTACCGCAGAGTTGCACGATAAAAGGGTAACCGTTTCTTTCCCTGAACAAGATTTTTTTATTGATCCTACTTTGGTTGATAGGATTCAAAATTTGGTTATGAAAATATTGATACTTGAGGTGTCTGATGGCCAGGATTAGATTTCAGGGTGATACAGATAAGTATCCTTTAGATCCTAAGATCGAATACGATATAGATTTCCGTAGTGAAGGTATCCTAGTTTTTGTGGATGTGCATAGTCTCCGAGGTGAGCTGATAACTTCTTGTGTGTTTCCTAGTGTCTCACAGTTTTTAGATAGTTTTGTTTTTGAGGAGGGCCGCGCTAAACCTAAGCTTGTCCGTAACCATACAGATTTTGAGACTTCGCTATATTTTAGTTCTGGGGAGGCCGCACAGTTTTTGGGTGTTAGTCCGCAGACGATAAAGAATTGGGCTGTTTCTGGGAAACTTCCGGTACATCATGAGATTCCTCCTAGGGGAGATCGTCGGTTTAAGCGGGATGATTGTGTTGCGTTGTTGGATGCTCAAACTTCGGGGGCTTACTGATGTCTAAACCAGTGGATTATCGTTGTTTATATAATATTTATTCTGATGATGGCATTGTGATCTATTACGACCATCATGGTCACTGGAATGCGTATTTCTATAATATCCATCGGGTTTATACTGATGGGACTGTTGAGTTAAGTTATCGAGGCGATTGGGACGGTAAAGAGTTCCCGTTAATTGTTTGCCCTAGGATAAGTCTAGAGATTTTCCGTACTTGTTTTGCCGAGGTCGTTTGATGGATGCTTTTGAGACTCTTTTGTGTTTGTATCCTCCTAGGGAAGAGCAGATCATTATCTATTGGCGTACTGTAAATTTGGCTGTGGATCGGCAGATTGATATTCCAGCAGATAAGTTTGACCCGTTTTTTGAGGAGGTTTCTTTGTTGTGTCAGGATATTCCGGTTAATGATATGTGGGAGGCGGTTTCTAAGTGTGCTTTGTATCAGAGGATGTTGGAAGAGGAGCTAGAAAACCATGAAGGTTGATTGTAAGTTTGATGTGGGCCAGAAAGTTTTTGTTGTCGACAAACCTTATCTGCGGCGAAATGCGATAGCGCAACCCATAGACGTAAGTGAAGGTTTTATCGAAGAACGGATCATAAAATTGTGGAGGTGGCGTGAATCAGGGTATTGGTATTGTGTTGTAGATTCTGTTGATGAGGACGATTTTTTTCTTGAAGAAGATATCTTTCTAGATTTTGATGAAGCTAAAGCTTGGCATTTCGCAGCTAATAACAACTGCACCTTGGTTGTTGGTGGCAACGAATTTAATGTGAACGTAAAATGAGAATATCTTTTTTAGGGAACCATCAAGTACCGTATTCCACTGAACAGGATTGGGTATGGACATACCGCGATCTAGGCCATGAGGTTCTAGAGTTCCAAGAGAACGCGTCTACGACTGATGAGATATGGGAACGCTCGCAAGGCTGCGATATTTTCCATTATGTGCATACACACGGGTGGGATACACCTGGTAGTTTCGATGTGGCTGAGCTTATCCGACGTTTCAAAGATAAAGGTATTGTTACTCTCGGATATCACCTCGACTACTGGAGAGGTTTGGAACGCGAAAAAGATGTAGGTACGCATCCGTGGTGGCAGCTAGATTATGTATTCACAGCGGACGGAGGTTCTAATGATTGGTATAGGTCTAAAGGGATTAACCACCACTATGTTAAAGCTGGTGTCGTTAAGCGCGATTGCTACCTTGGAAACTACAGAGAAGAGTTTGCTTGTGATATCGCGTTTGTTGGAGCCTACGGATACCACCCCGAATGGCCATATCGTACCCGACTTATCGATTGGCTGTCAGAAACTTACGGAGACAGGTTTCGACGATACGCCGGAGACGTGGGGCCTCATGGTACGGTACGCGGGAGCGATCTAAACGACCTCTATGCGTCTGTGAAGGTCGTTGTAGGCGATACTTTATGTTTAGGTTTCGACCATCCAGATTATTTCTCGGATCGTCTTTTTGAGACTACAGGTCGCGGCGGATTCATGATCTTTCCTAGGATTAAGGGATTGAATAAATGCTTTCCATACCACTACACCATGGATAATCTAGATCCTATTGTCGACTATGGGTTTAATGATTTTGAAGAGTTGAAGGCGAAGATTGATTGGTATTGCTGGAATCAGGAAGATCGAGAGATTATTCGAGATAACACTTTTCGCGAGACAATGAATAACCATACTTACCATAATAGGGTAGAAGAAATATTCGGGATTCTAAAGAAAGACGGACGGATATGAGTATTGTTGAGATTGGACCTAACGAGTTTGTAGATACAGACGGAATAAAAATTCCTGAATCTGATGAGCCGGTATTACTTACGTTCATGTTAGGGGACAAAGAGATCCCTGTCACATACTCCATGATGGACGATAAGCTCAAAGAGTATTACGATTCTGGACTACTCACACAAGGTTTTATAAACAAGATTTATACTAATGGTTTTGGGGTGCATGATGGATAGCTTTATTCCTGTAGATGAACTCCAATGGAAAACCGTCAAAATAAACAGGCATATCCAAGAAGGCCCAGAGTCAGAACATAAATACCGTTTCGAGATAGACCTGTTTGAACCGTATGCGTCATGGGATGCGTTAGATATGTGGGAGGATGAACGGCTTGCGTCGATGCAAAAACATATTAAACAAGGTGATGTGTTATTTGAGGTAGGGGCAGAAATGGGTCTATTCCCTGCGATCTTTAGCAAATATATGACAGATAAGATCGTGTTGATAGAACCTACTAAAGAGTTTTGGCCTGGCATTAAAGCGATCTACAAACGCAATAATCTTAAAGATCCTATACATTCGTTTTGTGGTTTCCTGTCAGACGTAGACGTACCCGAAAATAAAGATGTATCACCTTGGCCAGCATGTGCATTAGAAGGTGATGTTATAGAGAAACGGAAATACCGGAACGTACACGATACAGATGATCAGAAGATTGTCCAGTCGATGCGTTTAGATACTTTCGTAGAAGATATGGGATGTGTACCTGATCATCTGTCTATAGATATTGAGGGTGCTGAACTGTTGATGCTTAAAGGTGCCGAGAAGACACTCAAGAAATATCATCCGTTGGTATGGGTGTCTGTACATGATGATCTCTTAGAGAGAGATTATGGTGTAACCAAAGAGGATGTATATCTGTTTTTAGATGAGTGTGGTTATGAACTTGAGTTGTTAGCTGTAGATCATGAACGCCATATTTTCGCTAAACCTAAAGGTTTCTGATGGCTTGGTGGCATACAGAAAAGGGCGAATCCCAAACACCAGGCGACTTTTGGGATCAACAATTACTGCTAGATATTTTTCCTGAACATCGAGAATATGCGGTCGACATAATTTCAGGCCGCTACTATAAACAGTTTGAGCAACCGAAGTACCATAAAAATTTTATTGTGACTGGTGACGAAGAGGGCGTATTCCCTTACGGCGATGTAGACCCTGAAGTTATGTGGGTTCAGTCTCCGCCTATGACGATAGACAAATCTAAAGTCGACCGGTTTTTTCCTATCGGCTATGCGCCTGGTACACGCGAAGAACTCGCAAAGATGGGTTTACCTATTAAGGTTCTACGCTGGTTTTTTTCGGGTCAATCGACACATAAACGACGTAAAGAATGTATCAAAGCACTCAAAACAAAAGACGATGGGTTTCTTCTAGAAACTAAAGGCTTCACGCAAGGCCTCGACCGTCACGAGTATATGTTGGGTTTGCATGGTGCTATGGTCGCGCCGTGTCCTAGTGGTGCTGTTATTCCTGATACGTTCCGGTTGTATGAGGCTTTAGAAGCAGGGTGTTATCCGATAGTTGACGGTCTAGATCCGAAGGGTGGGTCTAAGGGCTATTGGGAGTTTCTTTTCGATGGCGATGTACCGTTCACTGTGTTAGATGACTGGGCTGATTTACCAGGTACGATAGATTATTTCTGTGATACGTACCCGAAACACCAAAACGAATGCTCGGCCTGGTGGCAGCTCTACAAACGGGATCTTAGGTATAACCTGATGGAAGATTTAGGGCAAACAAACACACAAGAAATCACAGTCTTAATGCCTACGAGTGTGATACCCTCGCATCCTTCTACCGAAATAATCGACGAAACCATAGCTTCTGTACGCCATTTCTTACCGGAAGCCGAAATCCTATTGATGATAGACGGCCTACGTAGCGAACAATCCGACCGTTACGATGATTATGAAGAATACAAACGTCGTATCCTATGGAAATCAGCCCACGAATGGGATAACGTCACACCTATTTTGTTCTCTGAATTTAGCCATCAAGCAACTATGACACGTGAAACTCTAAAAAAAGTGAACACCCCGACAGTACTTTTTGTCGAACATGACACGCCCCTTACAACAGATTGCGAGATACCCTTCGATGAAATTATCCAGATTATTCAAAAAGACCAAGCGGACATCATCAGGCTCAACCACGAATCCCACGTGTTATCCGAGCATGAGTCACTCTACCTGGATGAAAATGCGCAAGGCACAAGTGGCATCCCGTTACGTCGGACAGCCCAGTGGTCCCAAAGACCACATGTCGGGAACACTACCTATTACCGAAGAATGCTTGAAGATAATTTTGCACGTACCGCCAAGACGATGATAGAGGACAAGATGCATGGTGTTGTCCAACAGAAATATGATCTGTTAGGTAAAGCAGGCTGGAATCAGAATCGTCTCTTTATGTATGCTCCGGAAGGTAACCAGAAACGAAGTTATACGACAGATGGACGTAAAGACGATCCTAAATTCGAGATGATCTGGGACTGATGAGCAGATTAGGGGTTCTCGCTTATTCTTCTCAGACTGGTTTAGGTTTTCAGACCGCTAGCTACTGTAAACATCTCGACCCCCATAAAGTATTGATATCAGACCTCTCACAATACAACCTGATGGACGTAGACCATAGCTGGTCTCCTGACGCACGTATAACACAATGGCCTACCGAGCAGGACTGCCAATGGCTCACAGAAGACATAGATACTTTGTTGGTAGCTGAGACACCTTTAAACTATCGTTTGTTCGAGTTAGCTAAAGCAAAGAATGTGAAGATCATCCAGGCTTACAATGCCGAGTTCTGGGATTATTGGCGTAAACCTGATCTACCTAAACCCGATATTGTGATAGCGCCTTCATCGTGGATGGAAACCGAAACCCACAGTCTGTGTAAAAAGCTGGGGATAACCTACGAGTATCTACCGTTCCCTACAGACCCTGATGATTTTCCGCCGAGAGAACCGAACCCTAACCTATTCGTACACATTATCGGCCGTCCCGCGGTAAACGACCGTAACGGTACACTCGCATACCTCGAAGCAGCCGAAAAACTAGGCGATAGATACCAACATAAAGTATTTATGCAGACCCCCAAAGAACAACGCACAAAAGAATATTTCGCTCCGATCTTGAGCCGCCTCCACTCAACAAACTTAAACCTAGAGATCATTTCGGATAGCCGCCAACGCCAAGAACTCTATATGGAAGCAGGAACCTTAGTCTTACCTCGACGCTATGGCGGTTTGTGTCTACCCATGCAAGAGGCTTTAAGTTCAGGTATGCCGGTAATCATGCCCGACATACGACCCAACAACTCACGCCTACCCCAACGGTGGCTATGCGACACAACCGGATACCGCAAATCAGAACATATCACCCATTCTGATGTAGACGTATACGAAATCGATATTAACGTTCTAGCCGAAACGATGCAGTCCGTAGCAAACGACAAACACGCACCATCTAAAGCGATAGAGATATCTCAAGAATACTCTTGGCCTACACTAAAACAGAAATATCTAGACTTATGCGGATAACCTCGATTTTACCTATGTGCCGACAGTCACGACTAGAAGCGATGGCAGACCAATACCGCAATCTAGATTTACAAAACATAGATTTAGATATCATCCTCATAGTAGACAACTCCGAGATACCACGCTGGCAGATAGAACAAGCCTACGAAGGACTCGACCACCAGATCATCTATACAGACCGTATAGGCCCTTCAGAAGCCAACATATACGAACGCCGACAACGAATCGCCGACAATCTAAACCTCGCAAAAAAACATGTTGCAAACCCTGATTACGTTTGGCTCATCGAAGATGACACCGAATACCCGTCCGAAACGCTACAACAACTTCTGCAACCCAAACAACCTATAGTGTCTGCTATCCAAGCCGGAAGACACTCAATCAAAATTCTAGGATTATGGGAGAAAACACCTACCGGATACCAAACAATCTCAAAATACCAACGTCATGTAGACGCATGTGGCCTCTACTGCCTCCTGATACGGATAGACCTATTCAAAGATACCCTTCTAGAATACGATAAAGAATTACCTGTAGGCCCAGATGTACAATACACCAACAACCTAAACCAACCCATACACGTCATACCCCTACATCTAGGACACACAACCCAAACAGAAACGATATATCCTACAGACTGCCAACAAATCTCTTTCACTTACGAGGGTAACCGATGGAACACACAGATAACATAGACTACTGGCCTCATAACTCGATGGAAGCAAAACTCTCATACGACCGAGCAACCCTAAGACAATCCAAACGTCTTAAACATAAACGTGTAGCAGACTATCTAGCCGACCTAAACTCCTATAAGGTAGGCCGTACACCAAGAATCTTTTTCGAAGACTACCCACCATACAAAAGGTTAAAACCATGTGGCAAACAGATAAAAAAACTTATCGACAGATACCCTTACTATCTGAAAAGCAGATCTGCCTTTTTCAAAACAAAATAGATGCGCAAGATTGTTGGGTTTGGCTTGGCGCTAAAGATAGAGGAGGCTACGGCCTTTTTAATTTGAATGGGGCTACCTTCTATGCCCATCGAATTTCCTATGCATTAAATAACCCAGAGTTACCAAATAAACTACAGCTAGATCACCTTTGCCGTAATAGAGGCTGTGTAAACCCGTCACATCTAGAGCCCGTAACGCAACAAGAGAACATAACTAGAGGACAAACAGGTATACATCAGAGAAATCAAACTCATTGTAAAAACGGGCATGAGTTTACTCCTGAGAATACCTATATGATGCCTACCAAAGAATGCAAATCAGGATTTGCTAGGAATTGTCGTACCTGTAGAAGAGAGGCAACTCGCAGATATCTCACAAAGAAAAGAGGCCATTTTGTGGCAAAATAAAATAATCGAACTAACCGAAGCAGAACCCGAAGACCTGTTAGCCAACCCTCTAAACGCTAGACGGCACCCTCCAGAACAACGCAACGCTCTAAGAGCCTCACTCGATGAACTCGGATGGATAGCACCCGTCATAGTAAACAAACGTACAGGCTATATGGTCGACGGACACGCACGATGCGAAGAAGCAATAACTAAAAACATCTCCAAGATACCTGTCATCTATGTAGACCTTACTGAACAAGAAGAAAAAAACGCTCTAGCGATATTCGATCCTATATCTAACCTTGCGACATACGACCAAGAAATACTGAATCTGTTAGCAGAGGAAACAGTATACGAAAACAAAGAACTCGAAAACCTCCTAGATTCGCTACGTGAGCAAGATAACCGTGTCATGCCAGAAGACATAGATGATATACCCGAACCCCCCAAAACACCTATATCTAAACTAGGTGACATATGGCTGTTAGACGGACACCGTGTTATGTGTGGCGATTCAACAGACAAAGCAACCGTAGCTACACTTATGGACGGTAAGAAAGCCGACATGGTATTCACAGACCCACCATACAACACAGGTATCCAACAAGGTAGAACAAGTAAAGAATGGGGAATTATCAAAAACGATGCTATGACAGAAACCGATTTTGCTAAGTTCTGCAAGGCATTTGTTGACGTCCTTTACAAATATTCCGAAGGGGATAAGTATATTTGCATGAGCTGGGCTACCTACGATCTTCTCTATCAAGCTATGCCAAATGTCAAAAACTGTATTGTCTGGGTCAAAAACAACTTCGGGCTAGGACATGGATACCGACCTCAACACGAGTTTATTCTTTTCGACGGGGGCAATATTAAAGCAAACGACGAGAGCAACGTATGGTTTGAAAAGAAAGATGGCGCTACTGAATACAAGCATCCCACTCAAAAACCAGTCGCGTTAGCTGCACGAGCAATCAGCAACAGTTCACGATCTGGACAAGCAATCCTCGACCTGTTCCTTGGTTCTGGTTCTACGCTCATAGCGTGTGAACAGACAGACCGTACATGTTACGGCCTCGAACTAGACCCCCAATATGTAGACGTGATATGTAAACGATGGCAGACACTCACAGGCACACTACCCGTCCTAGAAGCTACAGGCGAAACACATGACTTCTCCTAACATACCCGTACAACAGATAGAAACAATGATCTCCGAAGCATGGGAGACAGGCCCAGCAATCTGCCCTCCAGGAGTCACCAGCAAACAGTTCGCTAAATGTGCTCAACACCTAGCAAAAGCAAACGGCCGACATATCAGATACCACCATAACAACGGTATAACCGAATACCACCTACAATAGAACGTATGACCGCAACAGAACGTAATTTTAAACCGGACAAACCCCGCGAATACAGACTATTCCTAGTATGGCTCAACATGGCACCCGCAATGAAAACCATCGGACACAAATACCTCGACGCTGTAGGAATAAATAATCCTGATATTAGAGAACTCGCAGGAATCAAAACACAAGCCGAACTAGCAGAATATCTAGAAGTCCGCCCTGCGACACTTACGGAATGGAAATCTCAGCCTGTACCAGAAGAATACTCGGATATATCGTGGCGTAACTGGCTATCCGAATCGAAACCAGCAATCGTAGGTTTAGTCAAAGAAGGCCTGTTAAAACGTAAAGATGCTGCTACAGCAAAGTTTCTGTTAGAACTCGAAGGCGAATATACGCAGACTACGGTAGTGAAACATGACGTATCAGAGGATACTTTTGAGGCTATAAAGCAAATAGCGGAACGTAATGCCGCTACAGACTGAACGTCAGGACGCTAAAGACCTCGTAAAATCGTTATTCAAAAACGATAGAGGCCAACCGTTTGAGATGACAGACGGACAAGCCGACATATTCAACAGCATATTTCTACGAAAACATTTGCGTAACCAGATTATGACCCCTACCCGCTACGGGAAATCAGAGACTATAGCGTTAGCTCTAATAATACGGTCGATAACGTTCAAAGAGAAATGGACGATACTCGCACCATCAGGAGCAAAAGCCAACATCATCATGTCGAAACTCATCCAGCATATATATGACCATGAATATATCGAGCAACAGATAGACCACTCTAATATCCCACAGATCGAACGCCTTAAACATAAACGAAATGTAGAACACATAACCTGGCTGAGAGGCGGAGCAGTCTTAACATTATCGGCAGACGCTAGGAACGCCCAACGTACTATGGATGCTCTTACAGGTTTCGGTTCAGATAACCTCGTAGAAGACGAAGCGACACTAGTACCTGATGATCTACAGGCTATGGCTATGCGTATGCTCGGAGACCAACCCGACTCATTCCTTTTAAAGATCGGTAACCCGTTCTACAGAAACCATTTCTTACGTACATGGCAGAAAGACTCCTACCACAAAATAAAGATCGACTACCACCAAGCACTAGAAGAAGGCCGCTTCACAGAATCATTCATAGATGAAATGAGAGAAGAACCCTTTTTTAAGGAATTGTATGAGGTCGAATTCCCTGACCAGGACAGCATAACTATCGACGGATACCAACGGCTCATACCGGACGAACTCTTAGAGTCCGCATGGCTGAGAGATTACAACGGTGAAATAGCAAAAGAGCTACCTAAAGACACTAAAGCTACCCACCTCGGAGGCGACATGGCAGGAGGCGGATCAGACCGTACCGTCTATGTCCTACGAAACGATAACCTCATGTGGTTCCATTCAGGAAACAAAGACAAAGACACAATGACACAACCCGCCCGAATCATGGACATCCAAGACGAATGGGAGCTAGAAGCCGAATGTATCTCTATCGACATCACAGGCTTAGGTAAAGGTGTGGGAGACCGGCTGCATGAACTTAACATCGAAACTAATAACGTCAACTTTGCTCATGGTGCGCCAGATGAACACAAAAGCCAATATATTAACGTCCGCGCTTGGATGTATTTCGAGCTGTTATCTTGGCTTAAAAAGGGCGGCAAGATCCTTTTTAATGAGGTGTTCTATGAGCTGGTACATGTGTACTATAAGATCGATAGTGGTAGGCGTAGCCAGATAATGAAAAAAGAAACTATCGTGGAACGCATGAAGAAGGCGGGTATGACGATTACGTCTCCTGACGTAGCCGACGCAGCTATCTTGACGTTCGGACAGCCAGAACTATTATCTGATGATGAGGATTGGGAGTTCGTCTAACCACGATACGCGGTTTACGGCCGCCCACATACCGTAGTTGAGCTATAGTGATCTCAGGGCGCAAAACAGAATATCTCTCTAGAGCATGTAGGTGTTATGCGCAATCCTTTGAAGTCACTGAACGTGTTTAAACGTTATGGTTCGGATCTCTCATCTAATGATGCGTTCACTACAGGCGGTTATTCGCCTTATTCGTTTAACTTACAGGGTTTAACTTACGAATACCGGAATCTTGTGTATACATGTTTGAATGTTCGTGCTCAGGAGGTAGCACAGTATGAACCTATCTTGTATCCTACGAACCCGCGGGTGTCTGATCCTGAACCTTTAGATGATGATCCGTTCCTACAGTTGTTGGATGCCCCGAATAAGAACCAGTCGAAGTTCGAATTTATAGAAGATATCCAGTTGAATTGTGACGTGTACGGTAAATGTTATGTGTATGTGACGCTTACTACTGGGGGTGTACCTGCTGGGCCTGATGTTGAGGGCTACGGGATGTATGTTGTAGAGCCGTGGCGTGTACGGCGGCAATATGTCCAGGAGACAGGCGAACTCGCATACTATACGATCTCGCGCCCTAACGGTTCTCAAGTAGATGTGTCGTTGGATGAGATCATCATGTTTAAATACCCTAAAGAGGTAGGTATCCTAGAAGCAAATATCCTGTATTTGGATACGGAACGCGAAACTTCTATATTTCAGAACGCCCAAATGAAAAACGGTGCGTCACCTGGCCTACTAATCTCAGCTAAAGGCACGATTGCGTTAGAGGCATTCAAGAAACTCAAGAAACAATGGAAAGACCAACAACAGGGCGCACGTAACGCAGGTAAAACCTTATTTACGCGTCTAGGTGATTTTGATGTTAAGAGTGTAGGTAACTCTATAGCCGACATCGACCTAAAGACATTAAAAGACTTATCTAAGGATGAGGTACGGTCTGCTTTCAGGGTACCGAAACCTAAGCTTGGTGATACTGATGGTGCTGGTTTGGGCCGTGATGGTGCTGAGACTGTCAACTATATGTTTGCTAATGACGTAGTAGATACTGCACAGGTAAGGTTGGATGATACTTTCCAACGGTATTACCGTCAGGTATACAAGAAACCGATGTTTATAGATCATGTATCGGTAGTACCAGAAAATAAGGCCGCGAAGCTTGCAGAATATAGCGCTGGCTGGGGTAAATGGTTATCTACTAACACTATTTTGAAAGAAACACAACGTAAAGAAATCGAGGGTGGCGATACGCTACTTGTACCGTTTAATGTCACACCGCTCAATCGCGTTTTAGACGAACCAGAACCGCAGCCTGAAATACCGCCGATAGAGATCACTTCTACAAAAACTATCCAACGTGCCCTACCCGCACCCGTAGTCGAAAAGAAATCTGGCCAACAGACATATCTTGACGGGCAAGAAAAAATAGAAGTCAAATATGCTAGCCAATACGAACAGACTTTAGAGCGGCTATGTAAACGTCAAGAGGAACGTGTACTAGCAGAATTTCGTGGTTACGCTAAAGACGTATCTCAAGAGAGATATATTGATGAAGATCGTGAGATGGAACTATTCTTAGCTGCCCTGTTGCCTATTGTTTTGGAGACAGCACGCCGAGGCGGACAGCTCACATTCTCGTTTCTTGGCGGTGTGATAGACGATTTTGTGTTAGATGGTGTAACCCGTACACAACTGACAGATGTACAGTCAAGATTGTTGAAGTCGTTTAATGAGCAGACCGCACAGAAAATCAAAACTACGTTAGATGCAGGTTTGAAAGCAGGCGAATCTGTAGAACAACTCACCCGACGTATCAAAACTGTATATAGCGATATTGCTGAGTATCGTGCGAAAGCTATAGCAGTATCGGAAGCTAACAGGGCTCTTGCGCAAGGCAATCTTCTAGGTTTTGTTCAGATGGGTGTCACACAATGCCGTTGGGTAGCTTTTGGTGATGCTTGTCCTACATGTAAATCTTTAGATGGCACGATTGTTAGTGTTGGTACACCGTTTATTGGTAAGGGTGAAGTGATCCCTGGTACGGAAGGCCGACAGAATGACTATCTACCTATCGAAGGCGGCGATGCGCATACACGATGCCGCTGTAAACTCGTACCCGTCCTGGATGTCGCAGCTTCGACGGGTGTGAAGCTTGTGAAGATACGAGACACCGAAACTATAGATCAGCTATCTAAAGCACTATCAGATAATGAGGCATTCACCCAGAAACTCTTAGAGGCTTTCGGGGTCGAAGATGGATAAAAATGCTCTGTTAGAGAAAGCCAAAGCTAAGAAAACGGAACGGGACTATGAACTCCAAAAACAAGCATTCGAAGGTTTCGTTACAGAACTCTCGACGGTTATTTCTCGCGGTATCCAAATTGATGGACTCTCCGAACTTAGTGCTATTTCTTTGGCGGTCGAAACATTTGGACAGCGTACATCCGACCTTGTCGAGACAATCCGAGATATTACCTGCGCAATCCCTGATCTCTCTGAACTGAGCCTTCCTGGTACGATAGAACTGAAATCTGTTACGGATGACCTTCTGCTTAAAGCCTTAGAGAAAATAGGTGATGATGGTTTACTGTTACAGAAGTTTGAAAGCCTCGATGTTGCGTTGGGCCTGTTATCGGAAACTATCTCGAAGGCTGAAACGCCAGGAGAAACGGTTAAAGACCCTGCGTATGTGAGGATTGTTTTAGGCGCTAAGGGTTCTGAACGGATCTTAGAAAATTGGCCTATCCCGCAATTCTATGGTGGTAGTAGCGGAGGAGGTACTTCTGGCGGTCTAACAGACACAGAACTGCGTGCGTCACCTGTACCGGTTTCGGGTTCGCTATCTATCGACCCTACAGGGTTAGCTACAGATACGGGCCAAGATGAGATCGTTGCAGCTATTGAAGCGATCCCTACAACTGATGTTTCGGCGCTTTCTACGTCTGCTAACCAAACAACAATTATTAGTGCGGTTGATGGTATCGAAGCTGCTCTCGCTACGCTTATCGCTGCAACACAAACCGTCTACTCTAAACCTACTGACATATATGCTATCCAGGCTATCTCGGATGACGGTACATACAAATATTATTTCTATGAGGCAGCAAATAAAGATTGGTATGTGATGCGGAAACATATCGCCAATAACGTATTCTCGTATGTGAAAGGTACAGGCGGCTATGAGAGTGTCTACCAGTCTGCGATTCTTGGCCCTTCTGGTTCTCCTACGTATGATAGCTATGGAGATATCTTCTGATGGCTACTAGGAACGTTGTATATCAATTCGGGGAATATGTCGATGGCGAATTTAAGGGTATCTGGGCAGCGTATGACCGCAATACTGAACAGGCTCGTATAGATGAAGTTGAGGCGCAAGGTAGCTATATCGGGAAGTACGACATCAATATGGAGGAACGCGAAATTGTTGACGGTAAACCTATTTTTGAAGTTGTAGACGGTGAACTTATCGTACGTGAAGAAACAATATATGATGCTGTTCCTGGTGCTCTACTTCCCCCAGAGGCTGGTATCTGATGGCTACGTTTGTTAATACTGGTGTTGCGAATATGGATTCGTTTGTCGGTAAAACCGGTGGCGATACATACACAAACAACGGTGGAACAATCACGATCGATGGACACACCCGATATGATCTGAACGGCGGTACTTCTGCAACTATTGGTACTTTTACGAACTCTGCGACGTCAGGCGGTACAACTAAGATTCGTGCAGACGAGACACGACTACTCGCATACAATACGGGTTCGGGTAACGTCCCAGCAATCGGTACAACAATCTCGCAAGGTTCAGCAAGCGGAAAACTTTTAGCGGTCTATTCTGCTTTGAATGTTGCACCTACCGCTGCTGGAGCTGCTGTACCTTCAAGCGGATATATTCTCGTGAAACAATGGAATAGCGTTGCCTACTCAACTGGAGCTTTGACTGGTATTGGCGCAAACGTTATAGCTGATCCTGTGTTTGGTGGCACGGGACGTGACGGCTGGATTGAAGTCGTATTCGACGAAGCAAAAAACATGACGGTAAACCGTCTGAACAACCCTAACGACGATATTGCTATAGGCGCAGATTTCTATATAGGCATTACTGACGGCACAAGAGCAACACAATACCAGATACCGAGCAACGGTTCGTCTCAGTGGATTGCTGGTGTTGAGGTAGAAACAGCTCCAGGGTCAAACGTCTACGAATGGTGGGCGTGTACTAGTTCTACAGCAATCCTATATAACATTCGCGGTACGGGTGCAGCTTCGAAACATGTGTTCTTAGATCCTGCTACCGCAACTTTCAGGTTCGGTCATGATGGTACGAACTCTACCGGCGGTGCGTGTCCTGTGTCAGGATGTAAAGTGCGTATGCCAAACATCATTTTAACTAATGCTCCTGTCGCGACACGTACCGTAAATAGTTTCCCTGCGTCATCGTCACGCTATTACATCTATCCGTTAGGTGCAGGACGATTCCGTCTCAATAATGTTTCTAGCACTTTACGTGTGAACGTTCTGTCGACTGCTTACGAGATCATGCTGAAAGACTCTACGTTTTGTGGCCCTATGAACATCACATCTCCAGCTACCCCTATCGAGATAGATAACTGTTGTATTGGTACACCTATAGATGACACTGCTGGAGCGAACCACCCTCTGACTTTGACTTCGTTTGCTGTTGGAGGTGACGTAACAGATTCAGTTATTTCGGTTGGTAATCATGCTGCGTCTGCAAGAACAGTAATGAACTTTTCTGCGGTTACGGGCGTAAATTTCGAGAACGTACAATTCACTGGTACTGGAATGTCGGCGGCTGGAATTGTTTTAGGTACGAACCTCACAAACGATATAACCATGACGGACTGTTCGTTTACTTCAGGGTATCTGAACTTCTCGCAGACCGCAGGTATTACTATTACCGACACTACTGAAGCGTCTATGACTCCAGGCGACCCGTACGAAGCTAGTGCGAATGTCAACTATATAAACCTGTCGAATAAATGTTCTGATTTCTTTTTCGATGATTGGGCTTTCCCTCACGACGAATGCCTCGGTAAGGGCTCATTTATCGCTTATACAGGTTCATGTACAGGATTGAAATTCCGCAATATGGGCGACTACAACAATATGGTCAACGCTCAAGGGCCGATACGCACAGCAACATATTCGCGTTCAGGAACTGTAGCAACCTGGACTTTAGCTTCACACGGATACCGTGTAGGAGACTACCTGTTCATATATGATTCTGCTACGTCTAACGTGACTGGTTTCCGTCAGGTTGCTACAGTACCTACTTCGAACACGTTCACTACGACAGCAACTAACTCTGGTGGTACTACAGGTAGCGCCGAAATCTACCGTACAACCTGCTCGACAGTGATCTCTTCAGGAGCAAACACTGACGGTGCAGAACACAACAACATTTTTGTTGAGGGCGCATACAACAACTCTGTAACAACAACATCTACAGCGTCGCGTCTCGAATACTATAACGTCGGTACGAACACTCCTGTACCTGCGTCGTTTACTGCGTCAGATATTATTGCCCGCGGTGTAAGTACTTATGTCAATAGCCCGTCGGCTTCGTCTGCACAGTACGGACATAGTTTCCATGATGGTTCTTCTCTACCTCTAAACGCGAATGTTGGAGGCGGGTATAGCTGGACTCGTTCAGGAACAACGATGACGATTGCTTTGCCTGACCATAAATTTGATGGTACTAGCGCGGTCGTAAGACTGATGAATTGTAGCGACACTTCAACAGAATCCGACCAGTGGGAAGCTCTCACGTCGATAGATAAAGATACTGTAACTGCGGTTGTTTCATCGGCTGGTGCTACTTTAGGGACTATAGATGTCCGGATGTCGACAGACATTTTGACTCTCTATATGAATGAGCAGTCCGATACTGTAAGCCGTTATACGATACTTTCTGGCAATCCTGCTTTTACAGGTTCAGGCACTATTTCGATGCCTACAGTTGGCGATAAGATCGTTTGGGAACAGTCCACACCGTTAATCAACTATACGGCCTTCAATGAGTTGCCTATACGCACAAACTTGCAGGATACAATGGCGCAACTCGGCTGTTTCTTGTATACATACGATATTGCTGTTGATGATGGTGCTTTTGGTGGTACAGAAAAAGTGTTGATGCACATGCTGTCGGGAGGTACAGCAGCTTCGGGACAGCCGATAATCACAGGCATTTCAGACACTTCTCTACTTGTTCCTGGCATGCATATTTGGGCTACGGGTATCCCTTACGGAACAAAGATCCTATCGGTCGATTCAAGTACACAGATCACTCTCGATACGAACCTAACAGCAACTCTTGCTGGTGTCTTAATGTTCAGTGAACTGCCAGGCGAAACGTTCACAGATAACTTCAAACTCAAAATCTATATCGAGACTTTAGCTACTAACGCTCTTGCGTGTAGCTATGTGAACATCCATTTGGATTCGGATGCTACATCACGCGCAAATCTGTATCCTGTGACTGTAGAAACAGTCGATATTACTGTTACGGGTATTGCTGCAGGCTACCGAATCCAGGTCTACAACGTCACGCAAGCCGTCGAGATCGACAACGACGTTACAACAGGATCGACATATTCTTATGTGGTTACTACCGAAGCAGACGACAGCGATATTATCCGTATCCGCCTAGCCAAAGCCGACAAGATCGAGCTACAACAATCGGGTGTGTTCTCTAGCGCTTCAGGTGTCACTATATTGGCAGAACCTGAAGATGATGATGTGTGGACTGCATACGGCGTAGACGGCTCTGCTCTTACTGCGTACGCTTGGGATTCAGCAAACGAAGAAATCGAAATTAACGAGACTGGTACAACATGGTCGCAAAAAGACCTATACGCCTGGTACAAATATTTTATTACAACCGCTACAGGTATCGACGAAGTATTCGGCCTCATCGAAGCTAAAGACGCAGGAAATATTGAACTTGGTGACGTGAAACTCGACAACCTAGACAGCAACTCGCTAGCACCTGAAGATGAGATACGCGTGTATCGTAGCGACGATACGTGGATAGTAATAAATCCGACTACAGGCGGCGGAGATTTGGGGGTCTATTCGACGGGTACTATCTATGTGAAGAACATCAACACCGCAACGAATGTCATCACAGGCGATATTGCGGATGTTCCTACTGTCTCGGAGATTGTCGACGGTGTTTTGGACGAAGCTGTATCTGGACATCAGACTTCGGGTTCGGTAGGCCGAGTGTTGAAAGATAGCGGCGATAACGCAGAGAACGCTTTTGTTACAAACTAGAAATGTTAGATAATCGGCTATAGTATCGGATAGAGGTATACATATGACAGATACGCTTGTACCTACTGGGCGCGGTATAGGTGACACAATCAAAGAAGCTTTCTATTTCGATATAGCTAAAGCCGCGAAACTACCAGAAGGTGAAGTAGAAGTTATTGTTTCTACTCCTACGCCTGATAGTGATGGCGAACGGGTAAATATTAACGGTATTGACCTATCTCGGATGTCTACTAACGCTCCTGTTATGTGGGCGCATGACTATACGATCCCGCCTATCGGCTCGATATTGAAACTATGGAAAAGTTCAGGTCAACTCAAAGCGCGTGTAAAGTTTGCTTTAGGTTTGAATCCGATGGCAGATATGATCTATCAGATGGTCAAAGAAGGCTTCATTAAAGCTGTTTCTATTGGCGGGCTGTTTATTGCTGCAGGTAAGAAACCTGATGGTACGACAGATTATTCGGTGATAGATCAGATGCAGATGATAGAACTCTCGTTTTGTCCTATCGGCGCGAACCCTGACGCTCTCGTGACTCTAAAATCTGTAGAATCTGATATAGTTACTGTAGGTGAGATTCATACGTGGTCGGCGATAGCTGAGATGTGTAAATCGATCCAAACAAATGTTTCGGCATTGGCAAGCTCAGTAGAGGCAGCCAGAGTCTCCGGAGATAAACAAAAAGAAGCTAAACGGGTGTTGGCTAAATCGGCTGCTAAGCAGATCGATAAACAGTCAGAACTCATTATTGCTTCTATCAATAGTCTCGCTCCGGAGGTAAATAATGGACGAAGAAACAACCGAAGAAACAGCAACTGAAACAGTTGTTGAAACCGAAACAACTACAGTGTCTCCTGATGCTGCTAAAGCTTTAGCTAAAGAAATAGGCGATAGTGTTATGCCTGGTCTTGAAGCTCAACTTAAAGGGATGTTTGAATCTATCAAACCTGCCGAAACAGCAGTATCTAAAAACCTTAACGCAGGGCAGACAGATGAAGATCCTGAAGCTGCGCGTGGCGGTGCTCCTACTATGTTGAAGCATACAGATTACGAGAAGCTTTCTTCTCCGATGGTGTTCGCTAAGCAAGTTAAAGCACAAATCAATGGTGACTATCAAGAACTTAAATCTCTTAACGAGTTTGCTATTGATATGCGCCAAAAAGCCGGATATAACAATACGGGTGTTAGTGCAGAGGGCGGACTGATTGTCCATCTTCCTGATTTCGATGCCACTATTGAACGTTTATTGCCTAAATATGGCGGTCTTGTAAACGAAGTTCCTTACGTTGATGTGACAGGTAACACTGCTATCACCACTAAAGGTACTAATAACTTTGGTTTCCAGAAAGTTCTTGAAGGTGCAGCGAAGCCTGCTTTCAAGCCTGGATATAGCCAACAGACCATCACGCTATATAAGCAAGCCGGTATTATTGCTGTCTCCCAAGAACTTTTGGAAGACCAAGCGGTAGATTTCTGGGATGACGCTACACGCCAAATCTCTTACGCTTACAACAAGCGTATCGACGAAATGCTACTTACAGATAACGGTACAACTAGCGCCGAAAAAGGTATCTTGCATACCTCAGGTGTACAGTACGAACCTGTTACTGGCCCTACAGGTGCTACGTGGGATGACCTTTTGAACATGAAATATAAGGTTCCTACAGAAGCAGCTCCAGGCGGCGTATACGTTATGCACCGTTCTACTTTGAACCTGCTACGTCAACTCAAAGCTACAGATAACCAATATCTTGGTATGACAGCACCATTCTTCACAGAAAACGGGCTAGTTACACCTTGGGGTGACCGTATCATCTTGACAGACGCGATGCCTGACACAGGCCAAGCGAACTGGAATGGTACAACTAACGGTGGTGGAGTCGTCTATGGTGATTTCTCGCGTTACGCGAAAATCTACCGTAAATCTGGAGGCCTAACCACTAAGGTATCTGACCAGGCAACTATTGTTGATGCTGCAGGAGCTACACAAAACATGTGGCAGAACAACCTTGTAGCAATGCTTGCAGAATTTAGAGCGTCAGCGTTCTTCAAATTCCCTGAAGCATTCGCGGTAGCTGCGCAAACTAACGTCAGCTAGTAGAGCCTTTTCGATGGTCAGCGCCCTGGCCTGAAGATAGGAAAATAGTTAGGCCGTCCTTCGGGGCGGTCTTTCTATTACACTAGAGATATGATTAAACGTTTTATCCACGGGGCGATCCTGGATCCTGAACTCTATAAGGGTAAAAGATGGCGTACTCGACACAAGAACAGATCGAAGCGATCCTCGGAAGAGACCTCACAGCGTCAGAAATAGCTAGTTTGCCTGGCCTGCAAGCAACTGTGGATGGTTGGATTCTTTCGCAGGTAGGTGAAGGTTATAGTTCTACGCCTGGCACACGATTTTATGATGTGGATGGTTCGGTTATCTCGATAGATCCAGTACGTTCTGTTTCGTCTGTGAATGTGGTAGATGCGAATGATCAGATAGTGTCTGAGTATACGGACGGCACAGAATACCTTTTAGGGCCATACAATTCTGACGTTAAAACGTATATAGAGAAGATTTATGCTGTTGATGCGTGGTGGGATTGGGATGACGCATGGTGGATCGCGAACATGTACCGGCCGCGCCGTGTAGCTGTCACTGGTACTTTTGGTTATGGCGATAGTGCGCCTTCAGCGGTACAAGACTTGTCGGCTTATCTTGCAGGTTTGATGTTGACTTCGCAGTCGTATAGTAATGCGGTTGCTGCTTCTGGGAATAAGAAATCTGAATCTATAGAAGGCTATTCGATCACGTGGGATACAGGTTCATCTAATCGTGTGACTGTGTCGTTGGATGACCTGTTGGAGTCGGATGCACGTGTACAGATGGCTTTGGCTGCTATCGGGGGAGACAGCACGGAAGTATATATCTAATGGCCGCAGATTTTTTTCCGTCGTTCAATAATGTATGTCAGCTTGTAACTCAGACCCGTAACCGTTACGGCGATTATGTACAGGGCGTTACGGTAGATGTCGAGTGTGTTTTTCGTCATATAACTACTATCCGGCGTGGTAATCATATGGAAGTAGATGATGCTGATGCGATGTTATGGGTTCCTGTAGATACAGATATTTCTATAGGGCAGATCGTTTTATTTCAGGGTGGTAGCTACCAGGTCGAGCGTTATACTGAAGCGCAGGGTTTACGTGACGAACCACAATTTATTAAGTGTGATCTTAAGATCGTTAAGCAGGCTATATCATGAGAGCAAAAGTTACTGTCGATGATAATTCGAAGGCGTTTATACGCCGTAATCTCAACATGTTGGATAGAGTAGCGGCCCGTGGCGTACAGGATATAGCTATGCTCACTTCGGGTCGTATACCTCGTAAATCTGGTAATCTGATGGATCGTATCGAAACTAAAAAGGTAGATGATGGACACCATCAGGTAGTTATAGATGAGGACTATGCTGCTTATCAGGAACGTGGTATGCGTGCAGATGGTAGCCGTAAAGTCCGTAAATATACTTCGGCTGGTACTGGCCCTCACGCTTTAGAGAAATCTGGTAATCAGATAGCATCTAAACTGTTGGCTTATATTAAGAAAGCAGCGTCTAGGGTATGACCGCTCCTAAAGTTTTTGTAGATGAGATATGTGAATATATCGCTTCAAAAACCGATTTCTATTATGGTGACAGTCTGACTCTACCTGGGGGTAAGAACCGATGGCTATATTTGGGGGAGCTTCGTAGAGAAGTAGAGGGCGTTTTTGCTGTTGCTGATCCATCTCCGGCACCTGACATGTATACAGGTATGATGGAATTTGCTGTCTCGTTTTGGGCTTTCTCGGCTGACACTTCAGAAGCATATTCGATGCTAAACGACATCTATAACCTACTACACCAGAACAACCATTATCCGACAGAAAACTATTTCGTATACCAGTCTTTTGCTGATGGACAGGTCGAGGATCAGGATCGTTCGGGAGACAATCTTAAGATGGCGAGGCTTTCTGCTATATTCTATGTTAGATATTTGATTTCATAAAGGAGCCTTATGGCTAAGAATCTTAGTAACTTGGACATCGGTATCGTCGATGTATATGTGACACAAAGCGGACAACCAGAATATGATCTAGGTTATACATGGGGCGGCGCTGAACTGATGGCAGAACGCGATTTTGAGCCTCTACAGACAGACCAGGGCGGCGAAACGCCTGTAGACCTCGTACTTAAAGGTAACAACCTGAAAGTCAAGGTTAATATCGCTGAACCTACAACATTTAACTTGAATCTTTCTATACCTGAAGGCCGATATAACGACGGCAGTGTCTCAGAATCTTTAGGTATAGGTACTGACGCGGGTTATCGTTTGCGTCAAGATGCTGTACTTTTGCGTCTCCATCCTCACGATAAAGCCGCTAGTGATCTTTCTAAAGATATCTATATTTGGAAAGCTGTATCTTCTGAACCTATCCAGTTAAATTTGAAGCGTGATGAACAGAAGATTGTTGAAGTTACGTTTACAGCGTTGTATGACGATTCGTGGCCTGATGGTCAACGTCTTGGTCGTATCGGGCCTTCTGCTATTTCTTAAGCCTAGAAAGGGCGCATATGATAGATAAAGATGATCTTGATCTACGTTTATTTACTGTAGATCGGATAAATTTTAGGTTACCTGACGAAGCTGGTACACCTTGCAGTATCCATATACCTACATTAAAAGAGATTTTTAAGGCGTGTGCTTTTTCTAAAGATTTAGCGGAAGCACAAAAACAGATCGAAGATATCGATCCTGTCGAACTGATGGATAAAGTACAGCTTAATTTCTATCAGCTTTTCCCTGAAATGTTAGAACACAAAGATATTTTGAATCCTCTTATGATGAATGCTCTCATAGAGAAAGTTTTAACTTCTGTGATCCCTGAAGATGTACGGTTGCTTGAAGAAGCAGGGGTCGTATTTGAGGATGATTCAAAAAAAGGCAGTACCGTCTCTTAAAAGCGGTAGCTCTTTTTATACATTTCTATCCTGGGTATACTTTGACTTCTGTGTTGGGGGAGCCTGCCCCGTGGTTTTTTGCTTTGTTGGATCAGGCTATGAAAATTATGGCTGAGGAACGTATTGTAGATATAAATACTGCGATGATGCCTCATGTTAGTGAAGATGTGAGACGTAAAACTGTAGACGATCTGACGAGAAGTTCGCGTGATATGATTGACATGTTGCCTGATAACTATCAGGGTAGGGCGTCAGACGAAGAGATATCTCAAGTTCTAGGTGCGTAATGGCAGAAAAAATAGGTTCGATCTATTACGATCTGGATTTACGTGACGATAAGTTTAAAACTGGTATAAAGCAGTCTTCTCAACAGGCTAAATCTTTTGGTGACACTCTAAAAAGTTCTGCTTTAGCTATGGCAGCGTTAGGTGCGGCTTCTGGGTTAGCTCTCTACAAAATCAAGAATGGTATCCAGGATGCTCTAAATGCGTCTATTAAGATGCAGAATAGTCTTACAGGTTTAAATTCGATTGCTACGGCTTTCGGTCAAGATGCTACTAGAGCGAAACAGGCCGCTCAGGAACTTGCTTCTGATGGTCTTATGCCTATCTCTGACGCTGCAGTTTCGTTGAAGAATCTGTTGGCTTCAGGGTTTAATTTAGATCAAGCTATAACTTTGATTAAAAGGTTTAAAGATTCCGCCGCTTTTGGTCGTCAGTCTGCTTTGTCTTTCGGGCAGGCTATTAGTTCGGCTACTGAAGGTATCAAGAATGGTAACTCGATTCTTGTAGATAACGCTGGTGTAACAAAAAACCTATCTATAATTTTGCGGGAAGCCGGATATGCCGAAACAGACCTGATGCGTGCCACTACTGATGCTGGTGTACGCCAAGCATTATTTAACGGTATCCTAAAAGAAACAACCCCAATGTTGGGTGACGCAGCGAAACTATCTAAATCTTTTGGCGGGCAGGTAGAGAAAACAAAAACGAATGTTTTTATGTTGAAAGCTGCTATCGGTACTGCATTACAGCCTGTTTTAACAAAAATGTTTTCTGTAGTAAACCCGATTATCCGTAGACTTCAGGATCTCTCCCAGGAACACCCTCAGATAGTAGCTGCGATAGTTGGTATTACTGTCGGTGTTTTAGGTTTAACTACAGCTTTTGGTGCTCTTGCTGCGGTTGTAACTATTTTGAATCCGATGGTTTTAGCCATAGGTGCTCTAGTAGGTCTTGTAGCTGGTTTAGCTGTCGGTTTCGGGTTTCTTGTAGAGAAACTTGTCGGTTGGGATGTTGTAGCCCAGAATATAAAAGCGTGGGCTTTTGAGTTCTGGCAGATACACGGGCCGAGAATAAAAGAAATTTTGGCTGGTTTAAGAGAAGCTATGGCGGCGTTTATTGCTACTACAGTTGAGTTCTGGCAGAAACACGGGCCTGCTATTGTTTCTGCGTTACAAAGCCTATGGGTTACAATCGAGACACAGTTGTTGCCTGCTCTTTCGGAGCTTTGGACGATCCTCGCACCTTATTTGACTCCCGCCATGAAAACTCTCGCAGTGATTATTGGCGGTGTTCTTTTGGCTGGTCTGCTTGGTTTTGTTGCTGCAGTACAATCGACCGTAAAGTCTGTTACTGCTCTTGTCAGTATATTGACTTTTCTTTACCGTAACGTATTTAAACCCACTATCGATGTGCTAGTACACCTATATAACTCTTTTATGAGGATTGTGCGGGCTGTGTACCAGATTTTAGAAGTGATACAGAAATTTATCGAAAAGATAAAAGATGTCCGTAAAACTGTAATCGAATCTGTTGCTGGTCTAGAAGAAATAATCAGTAATCCGTTCAAAAAAGGTTTCAAAAAGATTACTGATCTTGCGTCGGATGTTAAAGATAAACTTCGTGGCGCTTTGGATCTAAATTTTAGGAATAGCCCATCGATTGTAGATTACGCGAAACTTTCATCTTCTAAGATTGTCGGGATTTACGACCAGATGTTTTCTAGCTTAGATAATATGACTTTAGGTTCACATAATCTTTTGGTTGGTGCTGCTTCGTCTTCTTCTGGCCCTTCGCAGGCTGTCAGCCATGTTATAAAGTTAAACGTCGATGGTGTTACTGCTATGACTAGAGACCAAACTAGAGAATTTATGCGTGACGGGATCGATGCGGTAAACGATATTATGAGAACTAATAACCAACCTGAGATAGGTAACGGATATATCAAGGGGGCTTCTGATGGCTGATATGCGTCTAGTGATCGGCGGACAGCTAATCCCTAAACCTTCTACGTTTGTGCGTATAGAGTCACCTAACGCTATAGATGTCCGTACTCTAGGGAACGTGTTGTATACAGATTTTATTAACCGTTCGCGGTCTTGGCAGATCGGATGGAAAAACATTCTCGAAGAAACAGATTTACAGATCATCAAAGATCTAGTGTCAGACCAATTTCAGACTGGTGTATATCCTATGATGCAGTTCGACCAGTACGATCTGTATTGTCAAGTGAAGATAGATATCTCTCAAGAAAAAATAAAATATAACGGTGTGTTGGTAGAGAACTTTACGATGACTTTAACTGAGAAAGACCCGATAACTTTTGTTCTCTGATGATCTTCTCCTTAGCTATAGTGAGCAGGACTTACGTGAGGTTAGCTGGTATGTTTCGTTTGCTTTCGAAAAAGAATACGATCCGTCCATAACTCTCTTTACGTTAGATACCTCTGTTTTAGATGGCGGCGATATTCTCGCAGGGGAAAATAATGTTTTACAGGAGTGGGATAAATACCGTTACGATGACTATTCAGATCGTGTAATCGATATCGCGTGGGAGCGTGAAGATCAACGGCCTTCTAGTCTTTCGGTCGCGATGGCAGACATACGCTTAAATAACTATGATGGCCTGTTTGATCCTGATGGTACAAGTGATCTAGCACCATATATGCTTCCTGGACGGCCTGTACGTATCTTTGCTGGTTTTAGAGGACATGTAATACAGGTGTTTGTGGGTGTTACTTCTGGCGGGCCGATTATCGATGAGCGTACTAAAACGGTATCGTTTCATTGTGTAGATTTTTTCTATACGATCTTAAAGAAATTTTCGGACGAAACTATCTTGTTGTTGGATGCTCGTACTGATGAGTGTTTGGAAGCTATGTTTCAGATGGCAGGTTTAACTGTCGGACAATACCAGCTTGATGTGGGTACGGTTACTGTACCGTTCTTTTTTCTTCCTAAAGGAAACCAGGTTTTTGATAACGCACGTAAACTTGTCGAGGTAGAGATAGGCCGTCTCTATCAGGATGAGCAGGGGATGATCTATTTTAAGAATCGTGCGAACGTCGATAATACTGTTGTAGCGCAACTCGAATCTCACGAATCGATTGTGGATGCTACGAAACGGCGTGAGAATGACATGATCAATAACGTCATTGTCCGTAGTGACGTGCGAGCATTACAACCTAACGCACAAATTTGGGTTTCTGCAGAATCATATCTGGTTCCTGCAGCTAGCTATCTGGAGGTGTGGGCAGATTTTTTTGATCCTGCTACTACGATTGTCGATCCGGTATATATCGATTCGGCTGTCACTAGTTCGTATACGGTCAATACTGCAGCGGATGGTAGCGGTTCGCCTTCATCGGCGGTTGTTTTGTCTAGCTCAGATGAGTTAGCTACTTCTTATAAAATGACGTTCTATAATTCTTCTGGTACGGATCTGTATATAACAAATATTTCTGTCTATGGTACTTCTGTTCCTGTAATAAAAAGTTTGTATGTTCAGGAAGCTGACGAGATTGTTATCGAGAAGTACGGTGAGGCTCTTTTAGAGGTCGAGAACGACTATTTTTCTAGTGAGGCTGACGCTCAAACGTTTGCTTTGAATGTGTTATCTGAGTATGGCTTGTATTCGGCTGTGTCTCGCATGGAGGTTAAAGGTACCCCACAATACCAGTTGGGTGATGTTATCCAAGCTGATCTTTTCGACCGGTTTAATGAAGGACGTATTGTGCGTATTGCGTGTACGATCCGAGATAACCAATTCAAGCAAGTTTTACATTTGAAAGATATCACGGGCCGTAATTTCTTTATTTTGGACGATTCGGTGTTAGATGGTGAGGATGTGTTGAGCATATGAGTTCTAGTGCTGTAGAGCAGTTCAATAAGTTTGATATCGTCCAACAGGGTTTTATGACCTTATCTCATCCTGCTTCTACATCGACTGTGACAGTCACTTATGATACGGGTCTTTTAGGTGAGTCTTATGTTCCTATCCCGTATGTCATATATAATGAGCAGCCTGCAGAAAACCAGGCTTTACCTGTACTGTTTTTTAATACTTCTGGTGTGATGACTATGAATCTTTACGCGAAAATCAATACTTCGAGTGAGCTTGAAGTTACTTTACATACCCCTAACGTTGCTTCTGGTTTTTTTGGGTCTGATTTTGATGTAGAGGTACGCTGGTATCTTTTGAGACAGCCAGGAAATTATGTTATCCCTTAAAAGAAAGTAGACTATAGATAATGGCTTATACGACCCCTCCGACATTTACGGCGTTTAATACGTTGACTGCAGCCCAGATGACTATTTTGGGTAATAATGATTTGTCGTTTCGTGATGGTACTGGTCTAGGCGATAACACTATTACTAGCGAGAAACTAAAATCGACTGTTGCGTTTAGAGCTAGGCGTACTACTAGCCAGGCGTTAGGTGATTTGTCGGCTGCAAAAATACAGTTCGCTACAGAAACGTACGATCTAGGTGCAGATTTTGATAACGCTACAAACTACCGTTTTGTTGCGCCGGTTGCTGGCGTATACCATTTTGCGTGTGGTGCTAACTATCAGGCTTCCGCTACACGTGGTGCACTACTGATCTATGTGAATGGTGTTGTAGCAGAAACTTTTGAGGATGTTGCAGCTACGGTTGTTCGTGCGGTTTCTGGTGCTACTGATCTATCTCTCGCAGCTAACGACTATGTAGAAGTGTATGGTTTCCGTGGCGGTGCAGGAAATATTAGCGAGGCGTTCTTTACAGGACATCTTGTAGGCCGTACCTGATGGCTTGGCGGCTAGCTAGGTCTCTAGTAACTTTACGATCTCAGATAGATGAGGCGTATCCTGGACGGTCTAAAGCGTCTGACGGTACTATTTCGGATGCTGCTCATAGCGGTAGGGCTTCTGACCATAATAAGAATGCTGATGGTGTTGTTTGTGGCCTCGATTTGACTCATGATCCTGGTAGTGGTTTTGATGCGCATGAGCTTGCTGAACGTCTACGTACACACCGGCATCCTAATTTGAAATATATTATTTCGAATCGTAGGATCGCTTCTGCTTTAGACGGTTGGAGATGGCGGCCTTATACTGGCGTTAATCCTCACAATAAACATATACATGTTTCTGTAGGTGCAGGCCCTGATGGTAGATCACGTCAGCCTTACGACAATACGACCCTATGGGATATAGGTGAAACGAAGGAGCAAGAAATGTCTGGTTTAGATAAAACACAACTCAAAGTTTTGGTTCGTACACAATACAACCAAGAGCCTGGAGCAGGTACATATTCGCATGAAGGTGAGACTCTTAATCAGTGGTTGACGTTTGTTTCTAATGATGAGAATAGTTTACGTAACCGTTTGTTAGCTGGGGAGACACTTAAAGTTGTTGACGGGCAGACTGTGAATGTCGGTGATGTTGTACCGCCTACACAGGATTGTTCTACCGCGGTGGAAGCTGAACGGAATCGTATAAAATCAGAGATAGATAAGATATTCTAGGGGGATATTATGAGTGACACTATAAAGAATCTGGCTACACCGATATCTTGGAAAGATACTTTGGTGCGGGCTGTTAAAACTTCGATTGGTGTGTTGATTGGTGGTCTACCGATTAACGCTGTTGCTAGTTTGGATCTGTCGACTTTGCAGGTTGCTTTGGTTGCGGCGGCTTCTGCTGGCGGTTCAGTGATTTTGAATACTGTCCTTACTTGGAGTCAGTCAGACTAGACCTCTGACTCTCTTGCTTGAGAGAGTGTTATTTCGCCGTTTAAGACACGTTTAGCTTATCTCAGGTATGTCGTGTACCGTATGCACTACGGTCTGTCCTAGCCATTCACGGGCTTGCTCAAGGCTCATATTTTTTTGTGTGACAATATCGTATATTTTGAACCATACTTCGTAATCGGGTTTTATCATGCTATCTCTCGACTGTAATAGTACTGTTTCTTCATATTGGTGGCAGCTAGAACGCCGCACATAATCTGTATGTATCAATGGGTTTAAAGTAAATGATGCGTGTTCACTCCCACAAATACACTGGGTGTTGCGCGGATCGAATTGTACTTTGATGTTGTTGCGTCCAATTATATGAGAATTAGTGAGTCTCCCCCCACATGGGGAAACACTTGAGTCTGATTCGCAACGTCCATGTGATCTTACGAAAGCAGACCATTTTCTGTCTAGGATTGCTCTCATCTGACGTTTAGTCGGATTAGCTATTTTTGGCATAAGTCCTGGTCACACCCTTTTTCTAGAAATCATTTAGGTTTCTTTCGTGTAGGCCGATAGGTGTTATATGGATGAGATGTTAAGGCTGGAAGCCGGATCGTAACACCGAAAGGACATTCAAGTGGAAACAACCCAGCTTCCAACAACAAATACTAGCCGAACATTGTCGGCTCTTAAACCACCCAAATCAGCACTGATAACTTTAGCGTTATTTATTGTGATGCTTGCAGCCGTATATGGTTTCGCATACAAGAATGGCTACAACACCGCTAAACGCGAGCTACCGGCAAATCAGCATTGTGTTAAAGCTCTCGATGATGCAGCTAAAGCGTTACAGGGCGAGAAGGTAGACGTTAGTGTTTCGGCTCAAGAATGCCGTAAGAACGTCGATACTTATTCTGTGGTGATGAAATGATTTACGCGACAGTATTTTCGTTTCTAGTGTGGGCTATGACAGAGCCGTTAGATATGGCTTGCCGTAAAGCACATAAGAAAGCACACCCGAAAGCTAAATGGCATCCGCCGACTATATGGACGTGGACATCGTCGACAGCTTTAACGTTTGTGTTTGTTATACCCGCTATGAGGATGTCAGGAACTATCTAATGAAACTATCTAATTGGTTTTGGAAAACATTATATCGGTTGAATGAGACAGATATACATATAGTTTTTCAGCGCCGCTAAGGACAGCATAACGCCTCATGGATGAGGCAACCTTTCCCGACAAGTAACCACACTTATAGAAAGACTCATCCAATGAAGCTCCTATTCATTATAATCATTTGTGCTGCCCTGTACGGGACTGCTCAACTCTCAACACATAATCCATACAGTTCGTATGCAGAAGCCGCTCAAGCGCAACCTGTGGCCGCTACAGCCCCTAAATATTCTAGAGGTGTTACAGAGCTACAGCGTCAGCCTTGCCGTCCCGACTGGGATAGAAACGCACACTACAAATCTGAGATCATAGGTAAACCAGAAACGGTAGACGCTCTACGCAAAGCAGGTTTTAACGCCGAGCAAGCTAACACGTTTGCTGCGATCTCACATGCAGAATCAGGTTCACAGATCAACTGTTACGGTGATGACTACGGTAACTATATGGTCGGCAAATGGGGTGCATCGTATGGGCTATTCCAGATCCGTACTTTAGACGCTTCAACAGGTAAAGGCGACTGTAGAGACATTGAACGTTTACGAGAGAACCTTATAGAACAATCTAAATGTGCATACGAAATTTCGGGCGGCGGCAAGAAAATCAGTCCGTGGTCTGTCACTCACGCTGGGCGCGGCCGACCTTACCTAAAGTGGTTAAACGCTACCTGGTAGCAGACTTATTAGGCAGGTCATCTTTCCAAGCCCAAATAGTAGCCTTAACAATCGTTTTCAAAGCCGATGCTTGAGGTTCAGGTAAAACTTCTATGTTGTTCATAACACGACCGACTAAAGCTTTCACCTCAGAGTAAAACTGGTCATGCGTATAAAGAACTGTAGAATCGTCTTCTACAGTAAGTGAAATGGCTGCGGAATTATATGTGCTCATAAGAGACTCCTTTAACTTTGACTATAACTAAAAACCAGCATAACAGATATATAACCTAGATTCGAACATAGGTCTATCCCCCCTGATCTCAAAACAAAAAAAAGATTCAAGATCAGAAGCTTTATAACCTGAGTTCTCACACAGTTTCTAGAGCCCCACTACAGGACGGTACGGACACGCTTAAACGTAATTTGAAGGCTTGATCCGTTCGCATTACGCCACCTATCGGTGCTGCTTATCAGTGGCACGAACCTACCTACTCGATACGGCCCTTTAAGACAGTGGCCCGCTGTAAGAATTTTTTATGAGGTCTTTTTTACCCTCTGCCATGTTTCGTATGGACTACGTCTCCGCCATAAGGTAGACTGGCTATGTAGATAAATGCAACTAGATCTTACCCCTGGTGTTTGTAGCAATGCAAGTGTCGGGGGTAATTTCTTTTTAGAGTAGAGTTATCCACAGAGAAAAGTTCCTGAGCCGCACCGGAGGTGTCACATGAGAACTGATTGGGTAGGCGCTTTAATCGCTGTAGCAATAATATTGATCCTGTTAAGAATATTCGGGGTTCTCTAGATCGTCTTTACGTTTCGGTAGAAACTTTACAATCTCATCCAACTTATCGCGTGTCTTAACATGTGATGACATTAAAGATTCGACCATCTGACGGGTATCAGTAATATCGGTACCTAAACCAGCCGCAAGATCCTTAGCTGCTATCGCTGCCTGTTTAGCTTGATCCTGGTCATACTGGATAGTATGCAACGTTTCTTCTATACGATCTACACGCTCTGTTAAAGGCTTACCATTAGGCCCCACGTGATTCACGGCGTTATTTACTTGTCCGGTATCTTTCTTTATTTTCTGTAGAAAAAAGACGTTAAGAGTCCCTAACAGAACTATGACAGCGTAAGCTATCTGATCTGCGTGTTTGGACATATCTAACATATTAGACTATCTTTCTCAATACCACCCATGCGCCTTTTTGAATGTGACAGCTCCTGCCCACCCGCCATAACGTGCCGTGACATACCCTTGCATCCATTGGAGCTGACAGATAGCCCCTGAAGCATCCATCGGACAACCCATTTTTGTGTACGGTAACGCTTGCGGGATACCACCCGCAGAAGACGATGGGTTGCGAGCTGACGGATTACAGTCCGATTCGTGATCTATCACATACAAAGCATTAGCGCGATCTGAACCTAACGCTACACCTGCTTGATCCATCCATAGGTTACATTGTTTGACCCAATCAGATTGTGGCGGTACACTAGGAGCCTCGGCCATAGGAATGTTCTCTGCGGCTGTTGTGGTTGGAACTTCCCTGTTCGTAACAGTCTCAGGATCTTTCAGTTGTTCCGGTACAACAGTCGTAGTGGTTGTAGACGTAGTGATTACAGGGTTTAAGGTTGCCATAAGTTTCTTTTCGGGTGTATTCCCGTAAGCATGACCTATGAAAAAAGCAAGTACAGTAAAAATTATTACAATCTGTATCCATAAAATATTTCTTAGGATATTGCGTCTAAAGAGATAGGCGTGTAGTCTCAAAGTAATCACTCCCCAGTGAAAAAAATTAAGGCCTTCTGTTTCTCGTTACAGTGGGCCTTTTTCTATGGTATGGTTTAGCCGAATTTTCTACAGAAATCAAACGTCTTAGCCTCACCTAATGTCTATAAGTCCTGGTCAGAATACGATTTACGCTCTCAGTGGTCAATCCTCAATAATATACTTGCCTATGTCGTACCCCTATGGTAAAGTAAGACTATGAAAACCGCTAAGGAGACCAAAATGGATCAAGAAACACTAGACGCAATATCAGCCGACACGACCTACATCGAAACCGTATCGGAACCATTCCACACAGATCAAGACGAATGGGCTGTAGAAATAATCAAAGGTGACCCTGAACTTTTAGAGGAGTTGGGATGGTAGATCAGCAAACAGGTTTCGGTTGGATGAAAGACGATCCAGCATACAACGCAGCACCCGCAGAACCAACACTACAAGCAGAGCCTGAACCTACCGTAGTGGATTACCCGCCATACGAAAATACTTGCCGTATATGCCGACACAAAAACGATATATGTCCAGACCCGTTCGGACATGAAGAAGACGAAGAAAGGTACAACAGCTAATGGACACACGAACAATGGAACTAGACATAGCTCTCAACAAAGCTAAAGCTATCCAGACGGAAATGCTTTACGCGATAGGCCGCGTGGTGTTGCCCGTAAAGATAATGGATGATTATATGGATCGTATAGCTAAGGCATTGGAGATTGAAGATGTATAGGGCATACGAAAAAGGTTTTATAGGTTTAGCGTTCGTAGCTACGTGTGTAGCTCTATGGCTATATATCGTATTAAATCAAGGCATCTAATGATGACCGAGCCTACCCTATTCGATGTGGACGAACCTCACACTAATAGGTTCTCAGAGCCGCTACTAGATAAGGGCGAGGCAGCTAAACGCCTCAACAGAGCACAAAAACTTTCTGACCTATACCGTGAAGACGCTAAACAGACTTCAGTAGACGCAGCCAAGTCGATAGCTCCGAAACTTAAAGGCCGGAAACTAGAAATACTCCATGCTTTAGAGACTTACGGGCCGATGATGGTGTGGGAGATATGTGAACGGATAGGTCGAGAAAAACCTAGCGTGTCACCTCGTATGGGTTGGCTTGTCGATAACGGATTTATAGAAGAGGTAGGCGAAGGTCTGTCTAACAACGGAAACAAAGCAACGATATACAGGAGAAAATATGGAAACTGAACTCACTTTTATAGAGAAAGTAGCTACCGTACAATCGAAAATTAACGTACCTAAAACAAAAAACGCAGGGGTACCTTACGATTCACGCAGCGCGGAACAGATACTTGCGGCCGCTAAACCTTACCTTTTAGAGCAGGGTCTAGCTATCACGTTGGATGACACGATAGTTTCGGTAGAAGGCCAATTGTTTGTTAAGTCTGTAGCTACAGTCATATGTTCTGAGACTGAAGCTATCTCTGGTACAGGGTGGGCTGAACTTCTACCTACTGGCGGGATGACTAACAAAGCTCAAGCTACAGGCGCTACTAGCTCGTATGCCCGTAAATATGCTTTGGGTGCGGTGTTAGGTGTCGATACTGGCGAGGATGCCGATGACGCAAAATTCCAACATACCGAACCTGACCCTGAGTTTCATACTACTTACACACAGAAAGCTCCTCTACAAGGCGCAGCTACTGAGAAACAGATCAAGATGATTGAAGTCAAAAAAGC